ATGACCGAAAGTAAAGAGCCGTCAAACGCAACCAAACCTGTCGATAGGCCGAAGCCAAATCCCGAGGCCAAAAAACCACCTGTCGTTATGGTCCTTGAAAATCTGCACAGAAAAAAATGACCCCTACCCTTGTTACCCGCTTCCCAAGCAGCTGATAACGAGGGTTCGATTCCCTTCACCTGCTCCAGCATTCTCAGGTGTTTGAGTTACCGCCATCCCTCAGAGGCGGCTGTTTCCCGCTGCAAACCTCTTCTCAGCATCATCACATCAGCTACTCCGCTCACCTCTGACCTGCCCGCTCTTTAAATCACGCACTTACGCCATGTCGCTGACCGCTCAAAAAGCTTAACAATAGTGCAACCGCTGGAAAGCGGCTCAATGGCATCTATGCTGTGAGTAACATCAAAACCTGGAGCATACGAGATGGCACGCTCAGAGAACGATCTATGCGCATGGACGGTGGATTGGTCAGTAGCGGAAGGAAAATTGACCTGCACGACGTGCGGGAAAAGCGAGATCGCCGGAAATCCCGAAGTCGCGTTCGAGCACGTTAGCCCTTGCCAAGGCGATAGATACCCATGGGTAAGACTTCATGACTCGTTAGACCGGCAGCGGGGTTGACTGAAGGAGCTGATTGATAGGGATTTGAACCCGACCGGCTCGCATCACTGCCCGCCATGGACAGCATTCATCAGAGTTTTCAACGCCTTTTCAAGGTCAGATACGGCGCTAACCGGCCTCGGTTTTGCCCTAAGATTTTATGACGACTTGGCGATCCTTCTGTGATCATAACACTTCGGACTTCTCAGGCAGCGGAAACTGTCGAAAGCTGAAGGCTTCTCTCGCCTTTTTAGCTTAAGTGGTGGAGCTAATGAACTCGCACGTCCGCCACGTCAAGAATTCTGCCATCACGCAACAAAATCTGAGGCGTCCGACGATAGCCCCCGTTTTGAATATTCATTGTCGATCTAGAATCCAGCGTCCCCCTCAGCTCGTAGACCGAATAACCTTCGGGGGTTTCACCGATTTTTTTGAGTGGAACGCTCGTAGAATCTTTACGCATAGCTCCCTCCGCAGTCAATGTAACACCACTTTTACCCGCGAGAGATGATCGTAGGCAAGCTGCAGCCTCAGATTTGGGGGATCTTGGGGAACAGGTCCACAACCAAAAGCGACAAGCCGGTGATCGTGGATCCATAAAAGGTGAAGCTCGGAGCGTTTGAACCGACTTCGCATTCACGATTTAAAAACAGACACCGAAAATTATAACCTCAATAGCTATCAGGTATTTGGCTAACATAGCTCCATATTTCGTCATCCGAGCGATCCAACTCTACAAGAATTTTTTCAATCTTACCTTGATGCTTACGCACAGGCTTGTATATTGTTTCACCTTTATCCTTACTAGTATCCAAGTACCCATTACTCACCATGTAGCGAAGAACCTGCACAAGACTTTTCTTATCTACATGAGTGAGTCCCTTAGTTAGGGTGTGCTCAAGCCTCCCATTACCTGCCTGGCGATAAACCTTTATAAGAATTGACACAAGAATTGTTTGAGCTTTTGTGAGCCCAGAATTTTTTATTGCAGTGAGCGTATCAATTAATTCAAAGTTTTTGATGTTACACTTCTGAATCCAATTAGGAACTCCAGTGTTAGACGAAATCCCAAATATGCTCTCGATATGGCAGTCGCGGATGACAACACCTGCGGGAGTGGTTTTACCAAGCTTTATTGATTCGAAAATTCCATCTACAAATTCGATATTTCTTATATTATCATTCTCAAAACCAAGATCGCCAAAATGTGGTTCATTGAACACAACACCTTGAAAGTCCAATGCATCGATATCGGATTTGCTAAGCGCAGATATGCAATCCGAGATAGAGATCTTATTGGCTTTTTCTCTATGAATTGCATTCTTTACGTAATTTATAAATGCGCCAGCCGATTTACCTTTTTTAATATCGTAGCCCAATATCGAGCTACCAAGATATTGAAGTGGATTTATCCATTTCAAGTCAGAAATTTTAGGGTCTGCCCCGTGAATTTTATCAGAAAGATCTAACGCCCGCAGTCCGTCCAAGATAAAGGTATCGACAAAATTTCGATCACTAGTCTCAGCACTAACACGCCCAAGCCCAGGCAGCCTTTGAAGCATGACGGTTGACTGCTCGTTCGGATAGGTACCCGTAATTTCGTGGAAAGCTTTTACAACTTCGTTTTCTGTCAACGGGCCGAAATTTTGCGACTTAGTTCGAGTAAGACTAGCTAACCTGATCAAAACCTTTTTTACGGTATCAGGGTCTAGAATAGCATGAATTTTTGAGTCACGTTTGCACATAGCATCAATAAATTCGTACCAAAACCCTATTTCATCTCCGCTGGAGGATTGAAATAAATAGGCAAGTTGATCATTGCTAAGACTCGCAATAGTTTTCAAAACGAGTGGTTTTTTCGGTAGCCAATCTGGCAGACTCACTCCAACTTCATTAATAGCCAGATATTTTGTAAATTCTTCGAAACTAAACTCATCTTTACATCTAGCGACAAGTGTCTTCTCGGCCGCCAGACCCAACGCAGAAAACATTTCCTGATCGCTATTAAAGTAATGATCCCTGCCAGAAACCAGACATCCTGCACCGACTTTGGATAGGAGGTCTTTCACACCCTGCAGCGCGTGCCTTCTCAGATTCTCAAGTGTCGTTTTGTTTTCACTCCAAGGCCGAGAACCAATCTCGTCAAACCCATCCAATAGAAAACAGAGCCGCTTGCCATTATAGGCTTTTATAACACTGTTCGTATCATTTTCCCCAATCCCGAGGTGCCTGAAATGTCTACGCATTATCTCGACAGCGCTCTCAAGCCCCCAAGTTTCTTTAAGATCAATCGCGATAGGATAGAGAAGCGTATCATCAACCCTTTGAGCCAGGATGTGAAATACTTCTTTAAAGCATCTACTTTTACCCGCACCGTAGTCACCGAGAAGAACAATTTTTTCTCCATTGACCAATTTCTGCGCAATATCAAAAACGCTAATTTCACTGCTATCTTGAAGCATATACCCTACAGGCGTATATGCCGTTTTGTCATCTTCACCCGTCGTTGGATCTACCGCACTCCCAAACTGCCGGTTAGATCTTACATTATTGTAAGTCGGAAAATCGAAAAACATTTTCCTAAAATCTTCAAAAGATATCACCTCGATGTAATTTTCTTTTCCAGCATCTTTCATACCTTGAGTAGGTGCAAAGTCACAAATTATAAAAGGCCTGACCATGACATTCTTGATCATCAGCCCCATTCGGACAGTTTGAATTTTACCTACATCCTCTCTCACCTTCTCCAAGGATTTGTTCTTAGTAATCTCTATAATAACAAGTTCAATTTCAGAAATTCTTATCACACAATCGAAATTGACTCCGGCGATACGGTCCGCGCTGGCAGGCCTATTCCAGATATATTGCGCATACTGCCGCACACTGTTTTCCAAATCGCTCCAGTTGCCCATGTCAATCCTTGAGTGTTAGTCAGAAGCAGCTAATTTGGCTGCGAATGTACTGAGAAAGGCCTACGCAGCAGCTTGTGAGACATGCTAGCGTAGGATAGGTGAGTTTGGCTAGCTTTGGGGATGAAGTCAGGCCAAGCACGGGCTAGAGCTTAAGGTAAGCTGACAACTTGGTATGTAAAGCTCCGAACAAGTGCGTCGGTCTGAGCTATATTCATTGTCAAACGACGTCTCACAACTCAGACAACACTTTGTTAAATCCGCATCAGTTTTGTATACCGCCACTAACAAGATCAGATATATGTGCACGCATGGACTAAACCACTCAAATTAACCGCCCCTAGGAAAGTTATCAAAATTCAAGTATTTATCTAAACAGTCCGTCGAAGACCCCAGTCTGCCAGTTCATGATTAACAGCTCCTCACTGAGTTCATTCCCCCTTAACCGCTGGTTTGAGTTTGTATACTGTACGCTGAGCTGCTGAACATGGAAGCCTTCAAATACGCGACGAATATCCGGGTGGTCATTGAGGCTTACCATTACTTTCCCTTTACATCGTCGCATGAAGTCTGCCATTCGCTCGTAATTTTCGAGTTCGAAGCCCACACCGTAACCAGCGGTTTGCCAGTACGGCGGGTCCATGTAATGGAAGGTGTGCGGCCTGTCATAACGCTCGGCGCAATCAAGCCAAGGAAGGTTTTCGACGTACGTACCGGCAAGCCGCTGCCACGCCGCTGATAGATTCTCCTCGATCCGCAGCAGGTTAATAGCCGGCCCCGTGGTGGCCGTACCGAATGTCTGCCCCGATACCTTCCCGCCGAACGCATGCTGCTGCAGGTAGAAAAACCGCGCAGCGCGCTGGATGTCGGTCAGTGTCTCCGGGCGGGTCATCTTTTGCCATTCGAAGATCTGGCGGGAGCTGAGTGCCCATTTGAACTGGCGGATGAATTCTTCAAGGTGATTTTGAACGACGCGATACAGTGTCACCAGGTCGCCGTTGATGTCGTTCAAAACCTCAACGGGCGCCGCCTGGGGCCGCATGAAAAAGAGGGCCGCGCCTCCGGCGAATACTTCGACGTAGCATTCGTGAGGCGGAAACAGAGGGATTAGACGGTCGGCAAGACGGCGCTTGCCGCCCATCCAAGGAATGATTGGACTAGACATGAATTACGACCTTTACTGTACGGATGAACAGTTGTTAGACTCGCCTCGCTTTGTGCACAAGGCAGGAGTCTTGGCTGGACTTGCAGTAAAGGGCTGCGGGTTCGGTGATCGGTCAGGGTGTTGACGCACCTTGGCTGATCGCTCCTTTTATGATGATTGACTCCGAGGTATGGAGCCTGTGGAAGCTGACTACGGTATTGACGATTGGCCCGACGAATTCACCCGCGAGGAAATGCTGGAGCAGCATGCGCATCTGCTCGAGGAGGAATGCCGGATGTTCAATGAGGAGTTGAGCCGTTATCGCAAGAACATGGCGAAGCTGATCGACATGCACGCTGAGGCGAGCGTTGAACGTGACAAGCTTCGTGCGGAGCTGGCAGCAGCAAACGCTCATATCTCTAGGATGAACAATGAAGCGTATGAACGTGGCAGAACAATTGGGGCGCTGAAGGGCATCCTCAGCCAGCGCGAAGCCGTGATGCGGCAGTTCAACGTCCCGCAGGTTTACTTCGGCTCACCCCTGACAGAGTTATAGGCACGCTGACAAGCCTGCCCAGCTATTCGAGCGGCGTCATAAGCTTTTGCCAGCTCTCCCGCTCGCTTGTCAGCCCTTTGGAACAGGTCGGAGAGCACCATGGCGGCGCGGCTGGCTGAAGCGCTTCGGAAGGAAGCTCCGGTATCACCGGTGGTACAGCTTGTTCGGGCAGCCAGTTTTCCTGCTGTTTCGCGCACCCGTTGCCCAGCAGCATCAGCACCGCCGCCATCAACAACTGCCGATTTCGTCTGTTCTTTCGCATCGCTTCCTACCTGGTTGATTGCTGCTTGACGGCGTTGCTCCTCGGTTCGATTTGCGGTGATCGCCGCAGCTAAGCCTTTCGCCTGAAGTGTTTGCTGGTCCGCTTGTTTCGCCTGCCACCGCTCATCAGCAACGGACTCCCCATGGTGGTATGCCCCATAGAGCGCCGCTGCCAGAACGGTCAGCATGCCTACGGCCACGTAGATGGACGCAGGTACACGCTTCAGACCGGCGATCACGCAACCTCCCCGCCGGCGGCAATGTAATGCGCGATCAGGTCCTCGAACCTGTGCTCGCGCTGGCCGTAACCGGCACCTGGCAGACTCGCCCAAATATTTCGGCACTTCTGCACCGCCGATTCGATCGCGCCGTTCTTGATGTCCTCCAGCGCCCTGCGCTCTTTGATCAACTGGATTGCCCAGCGGTCCTGGCTGACGGGCGAGAAGTCGGGCAACCGCAGCTGAGCGCGGTAATGCACGTAATCCTTAAGCATGAACTGGTACCTGCCGGAGGCGTTCGAAGTCTGACCCGACTTACTGAAGACCTTCGACTTGCGCCCGTTCGCAAACGGGTGCGTGGTGTAATCGCTGAACAGCTCCAGTACCCCATCGGTACCGGTGACGATCACGTTGTAGCCGTCATCGGAACGGGCCAGATAATCAGCGCCAAGTTCTGACCAGGCGAGCATGTCCAAAAAAGCGAGCACGTTGCGACCACCAGCGGCCGTCTCGGAAATTCGAGCCATTCATTTTTCTCCGGGCGTAAAAAACCCCGAACGGGTCGGGGTTGAGGTGTAGTGCTTGGCGCCGCCTATTCGGACGCCGGCCCAGAAGAGCCAGGCCCGCCATCGTGCAACGCCTTCTGCTCGCAGGGCGCGGTACAGCACCGCGTCGGCCTCCTTGCGCGTGACTTCGCCGGTTGTGTAGAGCCAGTCATGCACGGTCGCCGCATAGTTGCCGTAGCCGGAGACCAGGGCGAACAGCACGAACAGGAAGACGTTGTGCAGCACCTTGATGCTGGCAAAGTCGGTGGTGAATCCGGTAGGCACGGTGATGACGCGCAGATCCTCATCGGCCAGCATCAGATCGGCGAGCAGGACATGCGTCCACTTGCCGATCTGCTCGGTCTTCAGAGTGGTCGTGAAGCGGCTCATGTCGGCAACTCCAGCGCCGGCAGACCGGAGAGGAAAGCGTCGAGATCCGGCTGCGGCTTCTCCCCGGCCAGCACCGCATTCAGATCGGTGTGCGCGTAATCCCATACCAGGCTGCGCCACCGCCGAAAGGCCTGGCCGTCTGCCTGGAACCGTGGCACGGCCGGTTCGTCGGCGTAGGAAATCGCGGTGAACAGGTTGTCATAGCCTCGCTGCCTAGCCGCCGCATCCAGCACCGTTTGAACCGCCGACTCATAGCGGGCGATAACGGCATCAACCGGCTCCTGAACAGCATTAGGTACAGGCGCCGAGGCCAGCTTCTCCCAGCCCGAACCCGTCCAGTGCGCGACTTGAGTGCCCGTCAACTTTGGCGGCTTCGTCGGCGTACTGCGCAATGGAAACGGCCCACCCTCATCGACTTCTTGATTGAGCACGTAGATGCCAGCTTCGTCCCAGACGTAGGCAATCATGCTACCTCCTTAGCTTTGATGTAGTTAGTTAGCCCTTTTGTGACAGGCAGGTCCGGTACCTTGAATAGCGTTGAGCTGTCGTAAGGGGTGACCGAGGAGGATTTTCGAGCCAACCCGCCGCTTAACGCCAAGAGGTCTGAGTTTTGCATCAGCAGCCCGGTGATTGACGCGTTAGAAGCGAAGCCGGTTTGAGAAGCACCAAGCTGTTGCCAACTGAGAGTGTTATCGGTGCTTCGGACAACCTTGCCCGACGCTAAACCTACGTACCACGCTCCGACCCCGTCGGTTGCGGCACTGTAGGCCGCATCCCCGTTTACGGCCGAGGTAGGGGCCGTTACCGTCGCCAGCGACCAGGTCAACCCCTTGTCGTAGCTTTTGCTGATGCCAGGAACATTTGTGCCAGAAGGCATCTGCCCTACCGCCACCCACAACCCTTTTTCATCGGTGATCAAGTCGGCGATTGTGCCTCCCTTGGTGACACCTCCTATGCTCCAATTAACGCCGTTGTCGGTGCTTCGAATGATGTTGGTACCGAATGTTCCAACCCAGCTACCTTGACGGTCCGTGCTCAATGCCGAGATATCAAAGGAAGAGCTGTTGCCCGCGTACACCTGTGTCCAGGTCACCCCATTATCGGCGCTACGGCGCAGGTACTGGGTTGAAGTGCCCACAATCCAGACACCGTTGCCATCTGCAGCCATGCTTGTGTAGAGGGCTGAGGGTAAATTCGCGACGTTGATGAGCGTCCAGGTCAATCCATTGTCCGTGCTGCGAGCGGCGTAGGTCATGCCTGCCGTTGAGCTGGTGTAAGCCGTGGCAATCCAGACACCTCGCTTATCGGTGTCGAAGGAATACATGCTATGGCTGGACGATCCGAGCGCGGCCGCCAGGCTGATGGCCGTCCACGTCAGACCGCCATCAGTGCTTCGGTACAGGGTGCTTGTCCCTGCACCTTTGCCAAGCATGACGCCGTCCTTTCCGACTTTGATTTTGGTAAGTACAAAGCCTGCGGCCGTCGATGAGTACGCCGCCCATGTGTCACCTGCAGTTGCACCAAGCAACCCAACCCTGGCGAAAAGCTCAGGGTAGGCGGCCTGCAAGTACAACCCACCGGTGAGTGGCAGAAACGTGCCATCAACAGAGCCTGCTGCCTGTAAAACCTCACCGACGCGATGACGAGGTCGCCACTGAATCGACGTGCCGTCATCGCTCACGGTGAACACGTAACCCTTCTTGTTTGTGTAAGACGCAATGCCCACCGCGGCCCGTGCGGCGTCTGCGATGATCTGGGCTTGATCCCTGATTGCGGCAGTCTGCTCCTTTACCTGACCAGCGGCGGCGACCTGCGCTTGCCCGTTAGTGGTGGCGAGTTGAGCTTGCTCCGCTGCAAACTGAACCTGTGCCTGGCCGTTGGCTGTAGCGAGGCGTGCCTGCTCGGCAGCCAATGTCACCTGAGCCTTCGCCAAATCGACCTGCGCCTTTGCAAGATCGACCTGCGCCTGGCCGCTTTCCGTGGCGGCGACCGCAGACTTGGCCGCCGCGACCTTTGAGTCGTTTGCAGCACTCGCCGCCTTCTGCGCGTCCATAGCGCTCTGGGCGGCGTCCTGACGGTAGCCATCAGCCGCATTAACCTGCCGCCCGATCCACGTGAGCGCGTAATTGACTTGAGGCACCATGGCCTGTTCGGCCTGAAGCGATGCGCCGACTTTGCCGTCAAACACGTCTTCTGGATCTGTAGGCAATGCCGGCGGCGGGAGTAGATCGATTGTTGGAAAAACCAGAGGATCTGCCATCAGCTGAGGCTCCTGACTTTAAGTGTGTATTGGCCGATGTCATAAGTCGGCAGACCGGTATCAAAGTCGTCGAATATCCCGACAATGACGGTGTAACTGAGGTCGCTCGACCCCACGTACAGCGAGGGGATGTCTTCGACGTCATCCAACACGCGCTGCATATTGGTTATCTCGTCGTCACCGATCAGGATCACCTGGTAGTCGATGGATCGGCGACGTCCCCGTTTGGTGAGCGTGATACTCCCGTCGAACTCATCCTTTAAGGTTGAATACTTCTTGCGGCCGAATGAGGTGCCGTAAACGGCGGTACCGATAGTTTTGGCCCAGCCGACGATCATCATCCCCACCTGAGCAATTCCCCCAGGAGCGTTGACGATTACCCGAATATCAGCATTGTTGAACGGCGGGAGATCGAATTCAGCGAGATTGTCTTTCGTCTTGAAGGGGCCAAAGTAATACTGGTAGTAACTTCCACCTGCTTTGCGCGACATGACAATTGTCTTGTCGTATACCGGCGCCGCAGTGCCTGGCACCGTCATGACGATGCGAACGGAAGTGGCTCGTACGCCTACCATGCCCAATGAATTTACCCGCTTCCCCGGACGTAGCGTCAAGTCAATGACTTCAGGGTAAGAGGTAAAGGTTCCAATCTTCCAGGTGCTACCGATGTTTTTGTTAAACATTCGGTATTTGTTCACCCAGCCGAGATTCAGCCACGCTGACGGTGATGCAGTATCGGTTACCGGATGACGATTATCGTTATCCACCACAGCTTCGTAGTTGATCCGATCAATCGTCACCCGATTACCGACTTTGTATTTTGCCAGCGGGTCGTAACTTGCGTAGTCCGCATCGGGCAAGTTACTCAGAACGAAACGTGCCGGGGTTATTTCAATCCCCGGCACCACCCTCATTTTTTCATCATTCATGCCAGGACCGCCTTTGAATCCACGGTGCCGATGACTTGCACCCCGCGATTTGCCAGATCGTCGGTGTGATCAGCTGTCAGCTTTATGTACTTGCTGATGTATTCGAAGTTGGTTTTCATCTCATCGCGCAGACCCCGCAGCTCAGAGACCGTAGCGGCATCGCCTCCAGACGTATCAGATAGCGATGACCTGGACCGATACGCCTGACTCGGCGCGCTGAAGTCCAGCACCGGCCCCCCCGTTGCGAACGCCGGGATCTGCAGCGCATTCATCTGATCGAGCAGACCGGTGCCATACGCCTGAACCGCAGCGGCTGTCATCACGTACTCGCCATTGGAAAGGCGGGCCAGAATGCTGTCGCTTGTGCCCGTTCCTGGTCCGCTGATGAGTCCGCCGGTTGCATAGCCGGCCTTGACGGCCTGCCCTGCCCCTTTGGCCGCATTGGCGATCGCCTGAGCCAACTGGTCATAGGTGATTGCGCCGCTCGCCAGTTGCCCCACCCAGTAGGCTTTGCCGGGCGCATCCGACGCCCTGCCGAGCACGTCGTTATAAACACTCTCGACCAGCGCGCCGTTGGTTGTAGGACTGGCGGCGGTCGCTTTCCCGCCTATACCCGCGAGGGCAGCCACCACCGAGGCGTTCATCGCGTTGATCGCGGCCGTAACCCCTAGAATGGAGTTGCCCACGCCATCCAGCGCATCCAGTTGCGACTGAGCAAATGCAAGCTGTGCGTCGAACTGGGCGGTCTGGGCGTCGTAGTTTTTCTTCGCCAGATCGAGCTGATCCTGCAGCGCCTTTACCGTTTTTTCGGCATTGGTGAGCTGCCGGCCGTTGAGCAAGTTCAGTTCGGCCACTACATTGGCTGTGCGACGTTGATCGCGGTTGAAATCCTCAAGCGACGAATACAAGTCGGTGCTGTTGCTCCCGACAGTATCCAACGCATCGGCCAAGCCGCTGAAATTTGCCAGCGAACCACCGGCGCGCGCTGTTGCCAGAGCGCTTTGCAGCGTGGCCTGCGCCTGACTGCGCAGCATCTTCACTGCTTCGTCGGAATCCCCACGCAACGCCTTGAGCGCCGCACCCAGGTCATTGCTGATACCAGTCAGGTCGGTGACTTTGGTATTGGCAGTGCTGAGCATGTCGTTCAGCGACGTAACCCGAGCGTTGTAAGCCTCAGTCACCAGTTTCTGCTGAGCAGATATGGAACGCTGCAAGGCGCTGAAGGCGTTGTTAGCACCCAGCATCAACGCATCCGTAATCTTCTGGGCGGCATCGGCCGCTGCCTGTTGAGCATCGAGCGAAGCTTGCTGCGCCTGCTGCGCCTGCTGAGCCTTCTGATCCAGCGTCGAATAGTACGAATCGGCATTGGTTGCCAGACCCACCAAGGTGGCAAACATCGCCTGACCCGCAGCAGTCGTGACGTCAATGTCCTTGACCATGTCTCGGTACGCAGTCCGGGTATCAGGCAGGTTTAGCCCCAAACCAGCAAACGCGTTTTTCAGGCTCTTCGTCAGATCAGCGAATTGCTCATCAGCGGTATAGAACTTCGAGTAGTAATTCCCTACCGCCGTATTGAGTGCATCAACTTTATCCTTCGCGGTCGCCGTGGTGGTGTCCAGGTCGGACATGGCTGCGATCATGCTCAATATCGAGTCAGATGCCATTAACCCGGTGTTGTCGAGTTTCAGGGTGTTGACGCCGATCAGCGACAGCGCATCGTTGACCCCATTAAAGCGAGTGAACACGCCTTCGATCGCTTTGATGACTTCGTCGGCGGTCGTGTCCCAACTGTTCGCAAAGTCGGTGAACTGGGCCTTGAAATAATCAGGCAGTGACTTCGAACTCACGATCGCCTTCGCGAGGAAGGTGCCCATGATGTCATCGTAGTTGTGCTGCAGGGCCTCGGCGGCATCGGCCGCATTGAATTGCTGATGAATGTTCAGATCGTCCAGGCCGCCGCCGTCGATGGTTGCACCGAAGGTGGTGGAGTACTTCCCGGACGTTTTGCGCACCTGCATCATGTCGTATGCATAAACATCTGCACCGTTGCCCAGCGCGTCGTAAAGCATTCCGAGCGTGCTGGTGAATTTCGCAACGGTTGCGTCCATCTGTGCATCGATACTCGCACCGTATTTAGGCGCCTTGGTCTGCCACCCCTGGACGATGCCGGCTGAGCTGTAAGACCCGTTTGAATAGGTGCCCTGCCCTGACGTGCTGAGGTCCGGGTATTTCTCGCCGCTGCCAAACAGCTTGCTCGACGCAAACGACCCAACGACGGCGCCGATTGCTGCGCCAATGGCAGTGCCGATCACGGGCACAACGGAGCCGATAGCAGCCCCCGCTGCAGCAAATCCTGCGGTAGTTGCGCCGCCTTTGAGGCCGTACTGCTGAAAGGAGCTGATGACCGAATAAACCGCCCCGACATAGCTCAACGTACTGCTGAGCGCAGACAAGCTCGATGACGCGTTGGCAGACGACACCCAACTGCCAAACTGGGCGCCGGTGTACCCTGCCTGCGACGCGCCCGCCGCGAGACTTGCCGCCGCATTGCTTGCGGTTGCCGATCCGGTGGTAAACGCGCTGGTAATGGTCGCACCCAGATAGTCCGCGCCGTTACTGAACGCACCCTGGATGCCGCCAAGAATACCGTCGCTACCCGACCAGCCCGACATGACCGCCTGACCGAATTTACTGCCGGCAACTGAAACGACGCTGCTGGCATTGTTGAGCAGGGAACTGATCCCACCGCCTCCTGCCGAGCCCGCATCTCCAAAAAGGCCGGTGGATTGCGCAGCGGCACCACCGATACCAAGTGCGCTCGCAAACTGCACGATGATGGGCTTGGTAATTGCCATGTGCAGCATCTCGGCCAGGAACTGCCGGAAACTGTCCTTGAGCGTGGTCATGAAGTTGCCGGACTTGCTCAGAATCGACTTCCACATGTCCGCGAAAGCACTGTCCACGCGATCCACAGCGCCTTCGGTGAACTGGCCCCATGCGGTGGCAGATGCCTGATTGTGCTGATACTCCAATCCAAGACGCTGCAGTGCGTCCCGGTAGGCGTCCGCACGTTCCGGGTACAGCTCCATGGCTTTGGTAAGCGCGTCCTGGTCTTGCGTGTAGTCCCGCAGCAGCTTGCTGGAGGGATACAGGCGATCAATGATGCTGCCAGCATCAGACGCCTGCTTGGCGACCTTTATCGCTTCCTGCTGCGCCTGGGTGGCATCCAGCAGCTGCTGATACTCCTGGCTGCCGACTTCGATATTCCGGCCAGCCAGCGCGACCTGCATTGCCTTCTGCACGTTGTACTGTTCGAGCGCAGCGGTACCTTCCAACGTCGCCTTGGCCTGGGCAAGCAGATCACTGGTTTCCTTGCCGAGGTCGTACGCCGCCTTGCTGACTGCCAACTGATCCTGCGCGTCCATCTGCGCCTTGATCTTCGACGTCACTTCGGCCCGAGCGCCTGCGCCCGTTTTGAGCAGCGCTTCTTCGACCTTTTGCTGCAGGGTGAATTCGCGGGTCTTATCGACGCCCGCCAGATAAGCTGCCGCCAAGCCAGTCGCCGACTGGATGGCGATATCAGCCTGCGCCTTGAGATCCGCCAGTGCCTTCTTGCGTGCATCCTCTTCCGAGGCTGCTTTTTTGGTTGCGGCCGTTGCGGCGTTAGTTGCCTCGGTGGCCTTTTTCTCAGCTTCTTTCTGAGCGTCGATGGCCTTGGCGCGGTCGCGGATTTTCGCCGAAAGAGCGCTTTCTACCGGGATTTTGTTCTCGGTGATAAAGGTGTTGGCTTGCTCTACCGCCGTTTTGTCCTGAAGCTTTGTAAGCTGCTGGTCCAGCGTACCGAGGTATTTGTTCGCCGCCTCGTTGGCAACCTGGTCAGCATCAGCCTTGTCTTGCGTTGGCTTTACGGTCGCGCCCATCTCCTGCCGGTAGGCCGACACTCGATCCTTCAGTTGCCCGGTCTTGACGTCGAGCGTGCTGACTTGCCCCGCCGCCTCACGCAGGCTGCGCATGCCCTCCTCAGGAACATGAAAGCGCTTCTGGATGTCATCCAGCGTATCCGAGAAGCCCTTACCCGAGTTGCGAGCTGTTTCGAACTCGCCGGCGATCCGGGTACCCACCGTACTGCCCAGTACCTGACGGGTAGTTTTGAGGAAGTCGCTGTAAGCGTCCCCCGCCTCGCCTGCCGCCTGTTCCTGCTGCCGCAGCGCAGTGACGATCGTCGCTTGCTGCTGATCCTTGGTCAGCGCCTGGAACTCTTTGCGCAGCTCGGCAATTGGACGCTTGAGATCTTCAAGGCTGGCACCGGCATCCTTGGCATTGCCGCCCATCGTGAGAAAGGCGATACCGGCGCCGACAGCCAACGCCGCAAGCCCGGCAGGACCGCCCAGCAGCGCAAGAACCTCACCCGACGCAGCCTTCAGCCCAGCCTGAGCAACCGCCACCTGTGCGGTTGCGTTACGCTCGGCCATCCGGGCCTCGGCCAATTGCAGCGACAGTTGGGTCTGCACTGCGGTACCGCGTGCGGATACGGCTTCCTTCTCCGCAAGGACCACCGCTGTCTGCGCGGCTTGCTGGTTCGCCAACGCGACTTCAACTGCGCTCGCTGCTTGAGCGATGTTGGCCGTTCTCGCCGTAACGCTTGCCGCCGTGCTGCTCGCGAGACTGCTCAAATAGCCAGCGAACGATGCGGCGACTTTACCGCCCATGACCACGGCCAGCACATTGAAGTGCTCGACCAGAAAGCCCACGGCAGAGCCGATGGTTTCCAGGGCACCGTCATCAGACATGGCCGTCAGCCGCTGCGTGACGCTTTCAATGCTCGGCAGCAAGCCGACGACCAACTGGCGAGCAGCACCGTCGAATGATCCTTCCAGATTCTTGAACGCGACATTGGACTGCACCAGGCGATCAACCTGAAAGTCACTCAGGATCCGTCCTGTCCGTTCTGCCTGATCACCGAACTGCTGAAACCCGGCACCGTTATTTTTCAACAGCGGTATCAGGCCGGTAGCCTCATCAGCCATGGCCTCCATGTAGGTGGTCATCTGCTGCTGGGTCAAACCTGCTTTTTCAAGCGAGTTGTAATACAGCTGCAAGGCCTCTGGACCAGAGAGCTTGGCAAACTGCTGGGCAGTGACTCCAACGCGCGGCGCGATCTCTTTGAAGAAATCCGACATCTCGCCGCCGCCGCGCTGGATGAACTCACCCACCCGGTCGTTGGTGTCTTTGAAGATGTCGGACAGCTTGTCTTGCTCAATGCCGACTGTCTTTGCGCCGGCTGCAAGGCGCTGAAAAGTCGATACGGAGGTGTTCGACAAAGCCGCGAGGTTCTTGATCTCCTGGGCATACTCAGAGGTCTTGACCGTGATCGCGACCAACCCCGCAACCGACGCCGCCGCCGCGATCCCAATGCCCGTAAAAGCGCTACTGACGGCTTTCTGCAGCACACTGGCATTGGCTTCGGTTCGGTCAAACGCCTTGTCTACCCGCCCCAGGCTGGAGTCGATTTTGTCAGCAGCCTGAGCCACCGAAGACTCCCCGCGCGCGATCTCCTGCCGTAACTGGGCAGTGGTGGCCTCGATTCGGACCAGCATGCCCTGAACGTCGGCGTCAGCCATTTCCCTTCCTCCAGGCGTAAAAAAACCCGCCGAAGCGGGTGTGACAGGCAACTACAGAGACGAGCCTTTGCGGCTCATTGCGGCGACTCGAAACCCCATCTTCACTTCCTTGGCAACGCGGCCAGCCTCTGGCTTTTCCGAAGGTTTGCCAAAGGGGTTGGTGTCGATCAGGAACTGCCGCCTGGTTTCCCACGCGATCAGGATCTCAATGACTGGTGTGTTCCAGGCTTCAGTCGCCGTCCAGCCGAGCCAGCCGGTCGCCATCTTGAAAAGGTCGTCGACGTAGCTGCCGTTGCCTTCGCGGGCTACACGTTTCCCGATTCAGCCTCGGCTTCCAGTTCGGCTTCGGTTTTGCCGGCTGGGTTGAGCAGCGCCTTAAGGAAAGGGATCACCTGAGTGCCCACTGCATCGACCCCACCTTCGTAAACGGCCTCTTCAACCGCCTCGAGTTCTTTGCGCTTGTTGGTATCGATGCTCGAACCTGCAGCGATGACGAAGGCGATGCCGCCCAGATGAGCGGAGCCGACCGCGCTCATGGCGGGCAGCAAGCCGCCGAAACGGTTTTCGATTGCGCGCACGGCACGCAGCGACGGTTTCAGCGTGTAGGTGGTGGAACCTGTGGTGACTTCGATGGTGCCGTGATTGGTCTTGGACATGGATGCTCTCTCGATTCAAGGGATACAAAAACGCCCCTTAAGCGGGGCGTATAAGCGGGGTTGGGTGACGATTACGCGCCAGGCAGGGCTTCGTAGATATCCGAGTTGATGCCCAGGGTTACCTTGCGCATCAGCACACCCGCGACCGTGATGCCGGACTTCTTGTTGCTCATGACCTTGGCTGCGAAATAGTCGGTCTCGCCGTCGACATACACGACCTTGATCGGGTAGTCATAACGCGAGCGATCGAGGAAGGCCTCGACGAGCTTTAGCTGACCGGCGTCGCCGGAGTCGAAACCGATGCTGACCTCACACGACCCTGCATCGGCGAGACCTTTGAGGTGCTTGGCTCGACCCGACGCGAGCGGCGAGAAGCTGACATCGCCAATGGTGTCGCCGTAATCGCCGATGCCATCGACTTCGCCGACTTCGACATACGTCAGGCCGGCCAGCAGCGTCAGCGCAGCGGCATGATCTTTTGGAAGGTCGGCAGTCAGGCGCGGACCGATGTAGATCCGCGTCTCGGCGCCAGTATTGATAGACATGGGGAGTCCTCCTGGGGACAGGTGAATAAGCCGCGCTGCGGCGAAGGTATTGGGTTTAATGTTCGGTCAGGACGCGCAGCGTGACGCTGCCCTGATACGTCACGCCATCAGAATCCCGCTGGGCTTGCTTGCGCTCGACGCGGATGGAGACCACCCGGCCCATTTCAAGCGGAAGGTCGCGCTGATGAAGCGCTGCGTCGATCTCGCCCAAGATCCGCTTGACCTGCTCCTGACCTTTGAAGTCGCTCCAGACGGTCAGGTAAAACAACCGCGTGTCACGGCGTTTAGCCAGGATGTCGCTCGGGATGGAAATCTCTGAATCAAGCGACACATACGGCTTTGCCTGGTCCATGGGCGCGCCGTCAAACACAGGACAGGTCAACTCAGCTTCAAGCCGGGCAAACAGCGCAACCTGCAGCGCGAAGGAGGGATCAGCCATCGGTCACCCCTTCGCTTGCGCGCCTGAGCGTGTTGCTGACCGCCGCCCGAATGTGCGCCAGGATGATCTCCCGGTTGACGTCGTACGCGGGGCGCAACCAAGGGTGTGCGGGACGTGCCGGGATGTCGGGGTATTTGCCGAAGAAGTTCGAGCCATCCGATTTATTGGTGACCCGCTTCGTACGCCCGCCCGAGCGCTTGCCCTCGGTGTACGCTTTGGTGCCGTACTCGATAAAGCGCAGGTAAAAGTAACGCTTGTTCGCCTTCTTGCCGCGCAGGCCGATCTGAGCGTCCAGACCGCTTTTGGCGACGAAGGCCGTCAGCGCCGCAGCACCCTCCCCTGTGTCTTTGGGAATCAGCTCCTGCATGGTTGCCAGCACTGTGTCAGCCGCCTTTTGCATCGCAGGACGAAGCTCGTTATCGATGTTCTGATGGATGTTGCGCAGGGTCTTGCGCAACTTGAAGTCACCGGACAGACGAGAGCGCCGGCCCACGATTATTCACCTTCAGCGGGCTTACGCTTCGCTGCAGGTTTGCCATCCACTTGCTCAGCGACCTTACGCTCGATCAGCTCCTGAGCCTTTTCGTCTGGCACCTCGAAATCTTCGCCCTTTTCGACCTTGAGGCTCGGCCCGGAGAGGTTCGCCAATGCACGTAATTTCATGGGTTGTTTCCTTCGTTATGGGTTTGGAACATTGGAGCAAAGCAGCCGGAGCATCACGCGGCCGGCATCGGGCAGAGCTGCTTCGATCAGGTACGTGGTGTCGCCGCACCTTATGCGCATACCGGCCACGATGGTTTTACGGAAACGCACGCGGATTTCAGCGGTGACCACCGCCGTCAGCTGATCGGCCACCGCTGCTATGCGCCCTGTAGGGATGGTGATTTCGGCCCACACCTTGCCGACGTCTGTCCAGGTGACGGAAGAGCCACCGCCTGGACGCTTCACCGTTTCCGACTTCAGTAGCGAACAACGACGATCCAGCGGACCTACTCGCATATCAGAACCTCGGTGGCACGGTGATCGGGGCCAACAATGTGTCGAGCATCGACGACGGCAGTTCAGCGAGGATGGTGCCGACCACCAACGTCTCCCGGTTTTCATGCGCCGTGGCCGCCTGCATCAGCAACCAAGTGCGCACCGACGGGTAGACGCCGAGGTCGGTACCGGCCTGGTAGCGAATCAGCAAGTCACCGCCCGGACGCCCGTCGGGGAAGTACAGGAAGCTTTCCCGGCCCCGATTGCGCAGGTGATGCGCAACGTCCAGTGGGTCGACGGCACCGTCGTCCCGAATGCGGCCGATGGAAACGATGGCCGTGGCCTGGCCGACATCGAGCGCATGTCCCGAACCGTAGTGCGCGGGCCACTCTTCTTCGTATTCGGCCAGTTGGATACCGGCGCCGGTGCGCTCTTCAGCCTGCGCGGTGACGCCGGGAATGATCAGACCCTCGATCAGCTCCGGTACCGTGTCCTCCGGATCCAGGCGGCACTGATAGGCCACCTGTTCCAGCTTCAGTACCGGCTCACCGATGTACGCAATGCGCCGGGCCATGCTTACGGCTTCTCGTCTTTGGTGTCAGTGTCCGAGTCGGTGCTCTTGCTCTCGTCCACGTCTTTGACAGGCGAAGTGCCAAGCCCCTTGTCGGTTGCCGACGTATCCGATTTGGTGCCGGTACCGGATTTCTTGCCCTTCTTGTACGCCTCCGCAACGTCCGACTTGATCAGGTCTTCAGCTCGCTCAGCTTCAAATCCCGCCGTTTCACCCACGCCGTAGCCGCGCCACGACTTCAGGAACGTGACGATAGTTGGTTTGCTCATGGTTGTTTCCTCAAAGACCGGCCCCGTGATTCGAGGCCGGTAATTACATGCCTGCGCCCCACTTCACCTTGATGCCGACCACGATGCTTTCGACGTGACGCGGGCCAAAGTCATGCTTGGCAATCACCCGCACGAGTGTCTGGTCACGCTGGAAGGTGCTGATCATGTTGCCGCTGGCATCCTTGTAGGAGGCCTCTTTGCTGAAATCGATGACCAGATCCATGTCCTCGCCAATCATGCAGTCAGCGAAGTTGACGAAATAGATTTCCGACTCGTCGCCGTTTTCGCCCAGGTTGACCGGGATCTGGTTACTCAGGCCGACCTTGTAGCCTTTGAGCATGCCCTGCTCGATCTCCGGGTACGCCTTGTTGCCGTTGCCGTCACGCAGCGATTGCAACCAGCGAATGGTGCGCGGCGCCATCAGCCAGCCGCAGGACTTCATCTGCACGTTGGCCGTTTCGACGCGCAGCATCATGCCGCCGAGGAACAGATCGATCTTTTCCAGCGTGAGGTTGGCAACATCAGGGGCAGTGACCAGATTCTGAGCCAGAGCCCAGTAACGTGCGCCCTTGGGCGCCAAGCCGTTATCACCGTCCGAGCGGATAAAATGCAGGTCTTCGGAAAGACCCATGCTGACGGTCAGATCATTGGCGACCAACTGATCCACGCGCTGGTTGACGCCCGACATCCGCAGCAGGTCGTTCGACACCGGCACCAGAGCAGCGGCCTTTTTTGCCGACAGCTTGGTATCGCCGAACGTCATGCCGGTCAGCGGGATGTCTTGCTCGGTACCGATGTAGGTCACCACCGTGTTGCCGGTGATACGCGGCATCGTGAGATTGCCGTTGTTCAGTGGTAGGCTGGTCACACCCATGCTGCGCATGATCGAAGTCGGACGCAGCGCCTCGATCACTTCGGAGGCGAAATTCTCCGGGACCAGCACGCCGCCCGCGCCTGGCGTGACGGTGGACAGCGCCATTTCGATATCGCCGCCATAGCCACCGGACTTTGCCAGTTGTGCGGCTTGGTGCTGATTGCCTTGGGCAGCCGCCAGCAGCCGGACCATCTGGGCCATCTTCGCGCCTGCAACCGGCTTGGCGCTGTATGGGCCTTCAATGCGTCCGGCAGGTGGGCTGGTAATACCCTGGGCACTTTCATTGAGCGGGACCGCTGTCGCTGCTGCCAGACGTTCGGCGGTTTCGGCACGGGCGAGCCGATCTGTCAGCGCGTTGAACTGGGCTTCCAGATCTGCGAACTGGGTTAGCTGTTCGGCAGTCAGTGCGCCGCCGCCCGTCTCGATCTTCGCCAGCGCCTGAATCGAGGCGTTCAGCGCGGCGCGTTCGCTTCGCAATTGAGTTACAAGGGACATGTTGCCTCCTGGGCATAAAAAAACCCGCCGAAGCGGGTTGTTGGTAACTGCCGCGAACGCGGTCAGAGTCGTGCTTGAATGTTCATGGCCGATGCCCGAAGGCCGATCCGGCTGCCCTGTCGCTGCATCCGGCTCTGCGCCACAGCGCGAGACAGATCATCCACCGCGTCTTGCGGGCTTTGAAGGCGATCAGCCAGGCCCGCTGCAATGCCAGCCTTGCCGCGATACAACCCGGCCTCGGTTGCCCGGACGGCCTCGATGCTCAGCCCGCGATAGTCGGCCACTGCGCTGGTAAACAGCTGATAGCTTTCCTGCACCAGCTCCTCAAGAAAGCGCATTGACTGCTCCGTCAGTGGCTCGTTAGGACTGAGGTCGTTTTTATGCGCACCGGCGTAAACCGTGGTGACTTTCACCCCGGCGTTTTCCTGCTGTTTGGAGCGGTCCATGTGGCTGGCAATCACCCCGATGGAACCCACCCCGCTGGTCTGACTGACCACCAGTTCGCTGCAGGCTGAGCCGATCAGGTAGCCACCGCTGTAGGCCATGAAGTTGACGATGCCGGTGATGGGCTTGATCTGTGCCATGGCCCGAATGTCTGCCGCGAGTTCAAAAGCCCCCACCGCAGAACCGCCCGGCGTATCAATGTCCAGTACCACGCGCTCGACCATTGGGTCAGCGACCGCCTGGCGCAGCTGCTGCCGCAAGCCTTCGTAACTGGTCATGGTTTCGCAGGCATTGATGTGAGCACCGCGGCTGACCAGAAAGCCGTGCACGGGCAGCACTTGCACGCCGGTAGATTCGAGTGCAGCGCGCTCGCGCTCGGCCTGCATGTTGGCCCGATCATCCGCCTCGCCGTCATAGAACCCAAGGTTCGCGGCGCCGGAAGGAGCCAGGTTGATGATGTTGAGGTTCATTGCCTGGTTCGCCCAGCGCACGCCCAGATCGAGCATGTCAGGGGTCAGCAGCAATGGTTGATTGAACAGCAGCCCGGACGCCCGGAGGTGATGTTTCATTGTGCAAGCATCCTTTCGATATCGCGCTGTTGCAGCTCCAGCTGCGCCCGCACTTTTGGATCGTTGAGGTCGGGCTGTCCCTTGCCCGCGCCGACCATGTTCAGCGGCTGCAGGTAAACATCGCCGGCGACAACCGGGGGCATGTTCTCCAGCCGCCGGATGTCGTTGACCGACAGCCAGCCCCATTGCCGGCCAATGGCGTAAGACTCGTACCGGCTTTTCTGGTCGCCGCGCAGCAGGCCGGCCATGTTGAATTCGATGAAGTAATCGCGCCGGTCCTGCTCCAGCAGGAAGTCGCGCATCATCGATTGCTCATGACGCTTGACCCAAGGCAGCAGGCCGAACACCACGAACTGAATCAGCAACTGTTCGATCGTGTTGTAGTTGGCCTTGTCGAGGTCGTTGACCATCGGCAGCGGGATCTTGTAAATCCGCGCGCAGTCGACACCCGACAGCTTGAGGATGTCGACGATCTCGGCGTCTACGTTGGTCATTGATACCGGTTTGAAGGTCATGCCCTCCTGCAGCATGGCGACCTTCTTGGCGTTGTCCATGCCGCCGAACTTGTTACCCCACTGGTCCAGGACGCGATCAATCGATCCTTGGTCCTTGATCGACGGCGCTTCACGCGGGCGCTCGATCACACCCGATACGGTCACGCCGTTGGCAAACGACTTGCCGGTGTACTGCCGCACTGCCTGGGCCAGGCCGACCGCTTCAGCGTGCAGCATGATCGGCGACAGCCCTTCGTAGAAATTGTGGGACTGCCAACGCACATGGTGGACCAGCCGCATGGGCAAGCGATCTTCGAATGTGCCGACCTGGTAATACGGCAGCATATCGCCGCCCTTGTAGATCGTTACCTTGTCGTTATGGATCGGCCAGAGCGCAGCCACGTTGCCGTCGTCGCGTCGATCAATAAAGCTGTAGCTGTTGCCCCGCAGACCCGCCGCCATCTGGCTGCCTTCGCGATGCTCGTAAGGCGTCTGGAAAGCGTTCGGCTGATAGCGCAGCACGTCATACAGCGGATGGTTGATCGCCGCGTCCCGCTGACCGTTACCGGTACGGCGGTACAGCTCAAGCGGCAACTGCGCGATGCTCTCGGCCAGCAGCGTGACGCAGTTCTGAATGATCGGCACGGCTAACGCTGATTCTGCCGTGACCGGCGAACCGGTGCTATTTCGTCCGGATCCGATGATGCTGCGCCAGACGCCGCCGCCGGGATTTGATACGGCAGTCTGGGTTGAGCCGCGTTGTTTGCTGAAGAACATCAACCACCCCCGTCATGCGCAGGGGCTGGACCGGCTGCTGCCTTGTCCGCAAGGTAGGACCACAGCAGCAAGCTGACACCGGCCACAATGAACGCCGTTGGCACGCTGAGCATCGCCACGCCGGTAACAAGCAGGCCGAAGCCCGCCAGCCCGGCGAACCAGGCTAACAGTTCGAGAAATTTCATATGCCTGCACCTTCGTCGTAGATTGATTTGCTGCTGCCTTCGATGGCCGTGCCGCTGATCCCGGTCGCCATCAACGCCGCAACGATGCCGTCAATGCGTCCGGTCGCCTTGGCCTTATCGGCTTTGCGGTTGTTGGCCGGGTCGCAGACGATCACAGCGTTGCCCGCGCACCAGGTCATCACCGGGTTGCCATCGTGGCGCAGTGTCTCGACATCCGGGATCTCGCTGATGACCTCAAAGTCGTCAGAGCTCAGTTCGGTAAATTCGCCCTGGTCCGGCTCAGCGGCCCGCGCTGGCAGCCCGAGCAGCCTGCGTTCGAACTCATCCACCGCTGGCCCCATCTCCTTGAAGCCCTGACCGAACGGCACCATCTCCGGCAACTCAATGTCATGCTCGATCATCAGTTGCTTAAGGTCTTCGATCCGCCAACGGTCGTACCCGATCTTGCGTACGTCGAAGTACGCGCAGATGGTCTGCAGCCGTCGCAGTACGTGCAGCTTGCTGATGGCCCGACCGGGCGTGGTTTCCAGATCGCCGTTCTTGATCCACAGCGCATACGGCACCTTGTCGCGTTTTTCGCGTTCTGCCAGGTCGTGGTCAGGAATCCAAAAGTAGGGCAGCAGGCGCCAGTGCGGGTCCGCTACCGTGGGGTAGAACAGCAGCACGAACGACGTCAGGTCGGTGGTGCTGGACAGGTCGAGACCCGCCACACAGGGTCGGTCACGCAGCAGTCGCATGCGCACCTTATCTTCTGCCTGGCTCCAGACCTCCCACGAAATCCAAGGCGACTCGGCCTGCGTCCACTGACAAAAGTTCAGGCGACGAATCACCGACTCCTGCGCTGGCAGACCGCGTGCCGACTGGACCTGTTCGCGCAGATACTTGCGGCCAGGGATTCCGTCGGTTTGCCCTTCTGCAATGAAGTCGAGCGACGGGTTCACCTTGGGCCAGCAGCTTTCATCCTTGAGCGGATCGTCGCCTTCATCCAGGGAGCAGATGAACGCGAAAAAGCTGTCATCATGCTCCTGGCCCGAGCAGATGCGAACACCCAATTCGTGGTACTGACCGCAGACGGTCTTCTTGTCCGATCCGCTGTTGGTGATCATCACCACCATCGCCTTGCGCCGGTTCTTGGTACCGGCCCGCATCATGTTCACGGTGGTCGCGTTCTTGTGTTCGTGCAGCTCGTCCAGCAGACCGATGTGCGGACGTGGGCCGGACTGGCCTTCGTCAGCACTGATCGGCTTGAAGAACGATTTTGTGTTCGGGTAGTAGAGGTTCCAGACCTTCTCGTTTCGACCCGACTGCACGACGCGGCTCGCCATGTGAGGCGACATGTTCACCATGCTGACTGCATCGCGGAACAGGATCATGGCCTGATCGTGCTTCGTCGCGGCAGCGTAGATTTCGGCGCGGTTTTCATCGTCTGCCGCCAGACCGTACAGACCGATGCCAGCCACAAGTGGGCTTTTCCCCGACCCTTTGCCTGTTTCGATATAGGCCAGCCGGAAGCGGCGATAGCCGTCTTCCGTCATCCAGCCGAAGAGGCAGCCCACAACGAAGGCTTGCCACGGCGCGAGGAAAAACGGCATCCCCTCATATTCGCCGCCATTGAGGCAAAGCACTTCCTCGAAAAATCCTATCGCCCGATCAGCGGCTTCCTGAACCCAGATCAACCCACGTTCCGGGCCGTGCTCGATGTCGCGCAGGTGTCGGGCGCATGCATTACGAACATCCGGGCCTGCAACGATTTCACCCGCCAGGACGGCATGGGCGAAGGCCGCCACCCGGTCAACTGAAGTATCGAGCTGCGGCGTCTCGTTGCTCATTGGGGAAAAGCTCACCTTGTGGCGCCGGGGCCGTTTTCAGATTGCGGCGGGCCATGGGCGAAAACCCGAACTGCGCGCCAGCGGCGTTCGCGCGTTTTTCGGCGTCGTTCGCCAACTGCCGCAGGACGTGCATTTGCTGCGCGCCAGTCTTGAAGGTCTGGATATCGCCGCCGAGATCGTCAGCGGAATCCGCGTTGCGCTTTGCGATCAGCCGCTGATAACGGAGCCAGTCCGCGTAAGCCTGGCAATACGTCGCCAGTGCCATCTGGTCCAGAGTGGAAATCAACCCCAGCGCCGTGAGGTCTGGAACCAGACGTTCCCATTCCGCGACCGCGTCGTCGCTGAGCACATCGGGCATCGGCGGCGCCGCCACTGGAACAGCCGGTGCCTTCACTTCGTTGATCAGTTCATCGAAGCTCTTCTTGCTACGGTTGCCCTGCAAGATATGCACTGACGCGGGCTTGCCAGCGCGCCCGGAATTTCCATTTCCCGCCATGTCTCACCTCATAAATTCGATACCCCCCCCCTCCCATTTTTCCCGCATTTTGCGAACGAAGGGCGAGAGGCGGTCTAGTGTTGGATAGGTAGAAACTTTTTTGCCCCCCTCCCCATAGCTGTTTGCTATCGCACCAAATCGGTGCAGGAGGCGCGAATTTCCTAGCTCAGCCCCGATTCCAGTGATGGTTCGGGTCCAGAGGTCGCCCAGACTCATTGCAGCCAACCATTCGCCCGGATTTCTCCAGCCGCTGCTTGGTAGAGTCATGGCACAGCTTGCAGAGCGGCTGCCAATTGCTCTCATTCCAGAACAATTTCCACGCTGTCTTGATGCGTAAGGCATCGCCGCTCGCCTTGGCGTCTTTCAATCGGGGCGCAACCTTGTGGTCAACGATGACTGCCGCAACTGGACGTAGGTCGGTCGAGCACATGCAGCAGAGGGGATGTTCCCGAAGAAACGCATCGCGGGACTTCTGCCAGCGATAGCCATAACCGCGCGCGGCACTGCTGGTTCGATCTGGACTTGTCATCAACTGATCTTCCAGACCCGAGCCAGGTTGCCGCCGCTCTGGTAAACAGAGCCAACGAACACGGCGAGTATTGCCACCAGCGGCCAGGACTGGGCTGGCATCACCAGCAGCCCTTTGGTGATGAACATCATTGCAGCGCCTGCATTCACCATGACCAACCACGCGAGGCAACTAATATTGCGCCGAAAGCGCGTGCCTTTGCGGCGAAACGTAAACAGCCGCATGAACAGACCAAGGCACAGCCAGAACGTGGCCTGAGTGAGGATTGCGGGAATCAACGGATTATCCATCCTGACCTCCAGGCTGTTCGGCGCCGAGCTTGCCCCGGCGCTTGATCGCAGCGAGTGCAACGGTCACCACCAGCACCGCCGCCCCGAACGCTGCAGGCCCCGAATACTTGAAAGGCCGAATGCCCCATATCTCGAAGTCCACCAGGGCAGGCGCGAACAGATAGCCCATAACGAAGGACACCAGAAAGAAGACCCCGCGCTTCCAGACAGGCAACTCCTCGGTGGTCGTAAAGAACACCAAAGCGCCCGCTAGCGCCCCAACGGCAGCAAGGGTATCGACCCCCGTCACAACACCGGCCAAACCGGCACCAGCTGCACCGGCCACTACGACAGAAGCGGTCGTGCTCGCTGGCTCGGCCATAGTCGTACTCCAATGCAGCTACCCAACCGGGCGGAAAAAGAAAACCCCGCCGAAGCGGGGTTGATGACGGCCTGGGGTTGGCCGGGTAACGCTGCACAGCACTGTGCTCAATGGGCGATCAACCTAAGCGGTTCTCGCATATCGTGGTGACTTTTTACGCTGCTCCGGAAAGACCGAAAAGAGCCTTTTTTCGGTACGACCAAATGTGACCAGAATGCGACCACGATACGACCACAATGCGACAACATGCCCGGACGAACGGTCATTCAGCGCCTATCCGGGTGCTTGCTACGCGCAGGTGTGTGTTCTGCTGTTTTGCGGGGGGATAGCCCCGATTGCTACCGCTGCGCATGGTGAGGATCAACAGCACCTGCTGATGAAGGCGCGCCACCCAGTTGCGGTAGGTTCGATCTGCACCTTCAGCAATACCGATCTCGCGCATCTGTTCGCGAACCGCCACTTGATGCACGTACCTGTATCGAGCCAGCTTCGCCAACGCTTGCCCTTTCTTACCATCACGATCCAGCTTGGCGACAGCCGCGTCGATTTCGCTGGACGCGTGGTCCATCCCAGCCCCACCGGAAATGATGCGGGAGCCTGGAACGCCACGCGGCGCGCAGCCCTTCCATTGCATAATCGAACCCATCTGGCTGCCAATACCGGCGCCGAGGCCGTGCTGCCGATGCTGCTCTCCCCAATGCACCATCAGCTCGTCGATTTCCTTAATCATCCCCAAATCCCCCTGCAAACCAAACCCAACACAGAAAACAAGCAACCCAACACAAACCCAACACACAAAAAGTCTTTTAAATTCAGTCTATTGAACGATGTTGTGTTGAGTGTGTTGGGTTTGTCGGCTTTTTCAGGTCTCGCATGGGAAAAATTTAGCTCCCGTGAATTGCTGAAAATAATCTGCGCACACACGCCCGCGCGCGCGTAAACCCAACACACCCAACACACTTGTCTACAGGCCACGGTTTCAGGGCGTCCAACCTGTGTCGAGTTACGAAAACCGACCCAACACACACCTGACACACCCAACACACTTTCGAGGGTTCTCATGCGGCCACCGCCTTGACGTGGTCCCACGCATCCACGTTCCACCCTGCGAGCCTCGCACTGGCCCGCCAGGCGTCGACGGTCTTGCCCAGGTCGGCTGCTTTGAGCGATGGGGCGAGGGAAGCATCCGGGTCATCAGGAAAGAAGAAGGCGCCGAACTTGCGGTCATTGCGCTCTGTCCAGGGCAAAGATCGGGACTTTTCAACTTCGGAACTCAGGAACAGCGAAAACTTCGTCTGGCTCATCGCATGCTCCTTGTTGCGCTGACACCATTCGATGAACAGCGCGTACAGGTCGCTGGTGAGGCACACACCCCACAGACCCCGCCCCAGTTCGTTCAGCTTCCACAGCTGCAGGAACGTTTGCCATCCGGCCCGACTGAGAGCGACCAATCGCTCACGTGCCGTTGTGCTCGGAGGTCGAGTGCGCTGGTTGAAGTCACCGAGGTCAACGCGTAGCAGCCACGCGTACAACGCTGCGACCCCACCGTTTTCCAGCTCAAGGCCTATGGCTTTCTGTCTGGCGACCGGCAGCGTATCCATGGGCCACATGACCAACATCCGCCGGTCGCTTTCACTGATCGGCCAAGGCAGGATTTCGTTACTCAGGAACACGGCATTCATGTGGTTGGATTCTTCCCAGCCATTGATGAACTTCGACTCCATACGCACCGTCTTGCCGGTAACCAGATGCTTGATCTTCCCGACCTGGTTGTACCGCTGATCACGGCTGACCACCTCTTCGAACACAGCCCACAGCTTGCGGCTTTGCCAGGCGTTGAAGTTGCTTTCCAGCTGGGTCTGCCCGACCGTTGCAGCGTACTGGCCGTACAGAGCGCCGAAGGTATCGGCAAAAAGCAGACTCTTGCCCGAGCCCTCCATGGTTGAGTGCATCAGCACGGCGGTATCCATCTTCGCACCCAAATGCTGGAGTGGGTAAGCCAGCCAGCGCGTTAGCCATTCGGTTGCGCCTTCGTCATGGTTGCAAAGAAACGAGATCAGCCAACGCAGGTTTGCGCAGGCGGAATCGTCGCTGACAGGTTCAAGCGGTAACCCCTCGAACGTGTTGATGTAAACACTCGGGTCTTTGGTCATGGTCGGATCGAACACGATGTGGTCCACGTCGACCACCCGACGATCTGCGCTGTTCAGCCAGAGCGCGTATGCATCGCCTAAAGCCATCTTGACCGCGCCTTCCGGAACTCGGCGTTTCTTCTCCCGATCCCAAACGTCTTTGGTGCCATCGATGTAGACGTAACGTTCGACGGGGGGCATCCCCATCACACCGCCCTTCTTACCCGCCATCTTTCGAGCTTGCTCGATTTCCCGAACCTGATCATCCGCAATCAGCTTCTTGCCGGTGAAGTCGAGCCATTCCTTTGCCAACGCCTTACCTACCAGCGCCTCGAAAGCGGACTTTTTCATCGCCCGCGACTTGTCCGTATCCCAAACGTGGGTGGTCCCTTCAACCAGCGCAAACCGCCGGTGCATCTGATCAAGAGTAAGCCCCTCCCCCGGCCCCCCGTCTGGAGTAGGAGCCGCCTCTGGCACCGGCGTTGGCTCGGCCTGGGCGGAGGATGGGGCCGGGGGAAGATCTGGCGTAACCGAACGCGCAGTCTGCATGCCCAACATGCGGGCAGCTTCTTTGACCGCGCGCGACTGATCGCCGCCATGCTCAAGCAGGCAGTAAACCTCGAACGCATCGTTCTGATGACCGTTTGCGAGAGGGTCAGCGCCGTGGTGCGAGTACACCTTTCCATCGGTAAGGGTGATACCTGGAAGCCCGGTGCTGCTTTGTGCATACAGCCATTTGCTACCGCGCTTGATATACCCATGAGCGCCCAGCAGTTCCTCGACGTCATGGCAGCGGTTGAACTCGTCGATCACCGATGGCTGTTTACCGGAAACGGATGGCGAGCGTGCGGGAGCCTTTGCTTTCGGCGTTGGGGCTTTAGGCGCCCATGGACATGCGGCCTCTGCATCGCGCTTGAAGATGTCCCAACCACGCCAGATATTCAGCAGGTCATCCGTCAACACCGGGAGACCTTCGGCAGAAGGCGGCGTGCGCCAGGTATAGGGCTTGCCAGTACCGGGATGAATCGAAGGCGGCAGCACATCCTGCACCAAGCCTGCGCGCAATTCGAACACAGTGACACGCGCATACTGCTGGGCTTCGACGCGGTACAGCTTCTCCCGCGCAGTATCACCGGCATCCTTGGCAGTGTTCGCTTTCATAATGAGCGACTTGTGCTTCGACCCATCGGGGTCGTTCGGGTTAGGCCAAGCCAGCGAATGACGTGTCAGGTCGAGGCCGTCAGGGACCGCGAACAGAACCCGGAAACGTGCAGGGTTACCGACCACAGTCGGATACGCCTCGGCGATTGCGTCCAGGTCCATGCCAAGCAAGTCAGCGAAGATTTGACGCGAATACTCGACATCATCGACGTCCAACGAGCAGACACGACTCGGCCCGAGCACGACCCCCATATTGTGCTCGGGGTGAGAACTCCAGAACGCCTCGGCTTGCGCCGGGTCGGTGATGTACCCACCCGGCTTGTTCCAGCCAAGCCCCTTGGGCGCCTTTTCTCCCGGTTCGATAGAAACCAAAGCAAGGTTGAAGGTTTCGATGTAACGACGAGCCCATGTTGCGGTACTGCTTGGGTTCGAACGCTCGGTCATCTCCGGCGCTCCCGCACCGTCTGGCAGCTGACACACGTCTGGCAACCCGGCACCTTTTGCTGCCGCAGGAGCGGGATGGGGTCATCGCAGTCTTCACAGAACTCAGCACTGGCACGTACTACCACCGCTGCCCGACGTTGTAGCGCGACATCTAACAGGTATTGCGCCTGATCGTTTGCGATATCAGCGACGTCAGCCATTGTGCCGATCCTCCATCGCTTTGCGCGCACCGGCCATGATGCCCAGCACCTCGCGGATAACATCAGCCCCGTGTTTTTCGAGGTCAATTACCTCATGCAACTCCCAGATGTTGTCCGCCGCACCGTCGTGCATCTTCTCAACGAACTCGCCGGTCTCCCCCAGCAGCTTGCCCACCGCCAGGAGCGCTTCCTTCGTCGCGTCCACAGGCACTGGCCGATACCACACTGCACCCGCTGGTCGAACCAGTGCGTCGAGCAACCGTGGATCCGCCGTCAACCTGATGACCTCTTCAAGTTCATCGGGCGTCAGCCAGCGGCGCTCTTCATCCAGTTTGAGTTTCTTCTGCAGGGCGTCGTTCTCGATCACCATTTCGAAGGCCAGGGCAGTGACACCGCCCTTGTAGTCACGCCCGGCGCGGTAAAGCGCTTGGCGCAAAGAAAGAACCGGACCAGCGTCCGGTAAAAGATCAGAGCGACTCATAACCGTAAAAACCTCTTTTACGGTGTAGCCATAGAAACGGGCACGCCCTATCCTACGACCACGACCGATGTGCTGTGCTAAACGTGCTGTGCGGCACGCATGTCGTTCGAGCCGACCAGGCGAATCTTGTGGTGAGAGGACCTGGTCGGCGGATCTCCAGCGCTATGCGCTGGCCTTGCTGGGTCGGGGTGATACTTGTGGTGAGAGGATCCCCGACCCGGTAGTTCTACGCGGCAAGTGAGCGTCTGAGAAAAGCCCAGTCAATATCGGGGCGAAGCTGTTCGCAAATCACTGAGCCTTTTGATTCCCGCTCAATGCTGACAGCCAGTGCGGCACCGGCGCGGCGGTTGTTGTAGGACACTTGTTTCAGTTGCCCCACACTCGTCTCACACCGATGTGCAAAAGCCTCAAGAGCAGCCTTATCCAAACCCTTTAAATATTCGTGCAGAGTCATGTGCACCTCCTATCGAAAGCCGAGATTAGCAACTGCTAATTAGCAAAGCAATAGCAACCCGTAATTTACTGTTTGCTAACGCGCAGGGATGATTGCGTGATGGACATAAGCACACAACGAATTGCGGCTCTGCGTAGAGTCATGGGAGACGTTAGTCAGAAGGATTTTTCCGACCTTCACGGGCTGGATGCTTCCTATTTGTCTCAACTTTTGAACGGGCATCGCAAACTCGGTGAAAAGGCGGCGGCGAATCTAGAGGCAAAAATCGGTCTGCCCCCTAGCACGTTAGTAAGCCCGGCGCATGACGCGGTAGCAGAAACGCTCACCGCACACGCAGTACCTATTCCCAAAAAGCGGGTAATGGCAGCTCTCGGCTTTGTCACAATCCCCCATCTCAACGTGGCAGCCTCGATGGGCTCCGGCTATACACCGGCTCATCAAGTCGAGGTGATTCGCGATCTGACCGTTCACTCCGATTGGCTCAAAACTCAAGGTCTAGGATATTCGGCCCTGGAGAACCTTGCCGTTATCACCGGCGACGGGGACAGCATGGACCCCACCTTCCGCGATGGCGACGCGTTGTTAGTAGACAAGGGGATCACGGTAATTCGCACAGATGCCATCTATGTGTTTACGCTTGATGGTGATCTTTTCATAAAGCGTTTACAGCGAATGACGGGTGGATCTCTGAGGATGATCTCGGACAACCCTGTTTATCCCGCAATCGTAATAGAAGGTACGGACCTCGAAAAAATTCACATCCACGCCCGAGTCTTAATGGTCTGGAACGCACGCAAGCTTTGAAGCAGCTCCACGAGTCAAGCCCGCCGAGCGCGGGTTTTTTCATGCCCACAGACCAAAAGAGTACATATGTACTCTTTTGTTGCTAGATAATTTCACTCCATTTACTGTATGCGCATACAGCAAAAAAGGAGGAAAACCCATGGCATTAAAGCAACCAAAATTTCCCGCCCTGCCAACTTCACTCGAAACACTTAGTGCTCGCCTTCAGAAAATCATCAACTCACCAGCCTCACAGAAAGCTCAATCCGCGTTCATTTGCAAAGCTCCGGACGAGCGGCAAGAGGACTGGGAAAGCATTGTTGAAGCGATTGCAGAAACGGACGGAGTACACATCGTGCACCATGAAAATTCAGCTTTGCGCTTGTCATGGGAGGTTCCAGGGCAGGCTAAAACCAAATAAATTAGCAATTGCTATTGCATAATTATTTAGCTGTTGCTAATTTTTGCATCGTAAGTCTCTCACCACTGGGTATGTACGATGCCAAACACACAGCACAGCAACCGCTGCCGGGTGTACCTGCACCCGACAGCGGCCAAGTCCCAAGCTTCAGTCGAAGCCATCCAACGCAAGACCGGCCTGCTGGTCATTCTCAATACCAAGCGTGAGCCCATCGGCACGCTGAGTGACGTCACGTGGCCTGATGAAAGTCCGTGGGGAGGTGACGCAGCATGAGTCAGCTTCTGATCGGCCTCACCGGCCCAGCGCGCACCGGCAAAAGCACCACTGCTCATCACCTGATGCTTGAGCATGGCTTTCAGTCCTACGCTTTCGCGGATCCTATGCGTGATGCCCTCATGGCCCTCTTTCAGCTTGAGCCGGAAGACTTCGAAGGCGCTGCAAAGGAAGAGCCCATCGGCTGGCTTGGTCGCTCGCCTCGGCAACTGATGCAGCTCCTTGGAACTGAGTGGGGCCGCCACATGATCAGCGCGAATCTTTGGGTCGACCTCGCAGAGCAGCACCTCGACGCTATCGCTAATGCGTCGTGGGCTACCCCTCCTTTCGTTATCAGCGATGTGCGCTTTGAAAACGAAGCGGACTTCATCCGCAAACGAGGCGGCGTGATTGTTCACCTGCAGCGCTTCGACGCTCCGAAGGTCAATGCGCACGCAAGCGAAACGGGTGTAAGCCTGCACAAGCACGACCTGGTTCTCGTGAATAACGGGGACTTACCGAGCTTGTTCGGCCAGATCGAGGGCCTGCTGGATTCTGTTCGGGCAAACCGAGCCAGGTCAGCGGCCTGAGCAACTGCCCATGAACAGAACCCTCGACGAAACAGCAGCGATTTTGGGGCTCAAGCCACGCGCATTCCGCGCTCGTTTGCGAGACCTGCGCGTCCTGACTCGAGACGGCGACCTCGCAAGCCCGCACCGCGACCGTGGCTACCTGTTCTCCGACCCGCGCAGCCACTGGAACCCGAGAATCCAGCAGTACCGTCACTACGCCGTGGTGATGGTTAAGGAAGCAGGTGTCGAGTGGCTTGCCAAGCAGTTGAATATCACCATCACCCGTCAGCAGAAGGACTCAGCAGCATGAACCAAACAGCGATTTCCCATGCGGTTGGCGCACTGAAATTGGTGCCGATGTTTTTGAATCACCAGACGATCATCAGTCGGGCCACCCTGATCGGCGCAACTTCGGAAGCACTCGACATGTTGGAAGGCCTATCACCGGTAACTAGCGAACTGGCCGAAGTCTTTCGCCTCGTCGATGCGGAGGTGCATGAGGGCCAGGTGGCCTATGTGACCCCGACCAATAGCCCCGAGCGGCCTTTCGGTGCGGTGGTGGCTAACAGCGAAGGCAGGCTGCTCGCGACCGCGACAGGCAGCACACCTCGGGGGCTCGCAGAGTTGATCCGCCTGCAGCTGCTGCCCCCATCGGAGGGGCCGGGGAGCATGTTGCGTGACTGACACCTTGATCCAACTGCGTGCCGAGTTTGCAACGCCTTGCCCAACGCTGGCCGCAGTACGCGAGCGCTATTTCTCGCACATCGCGAGCGACCGCTACCTGCTGCGCAAAATCAACGCCGGTGCAATTCAGCTCAAGGTGACGCGCCTGGGTGGGTCCAGCAAAGGTCAGCCAGTCGTTTATCTGCATGACCTGGCCACCTACCTCGACACGCAGAGAAGCAAAGCAGCCTGATTCTCACCACAGCAACAGAAGAGCACAGCACATGAAAGCAACGTACACCGCAACGCTTATCTGCCGCATCTGACCATTCATAAGCCCACCGCCGTCCTCTCACCATACAAACACGGCGGTGGCCCCCATACAGGACGCACAGCACATGCAACCTATACACCTTTTGATTCTGGCACTCGGCGTCGCACTCGCATTCGGCCTGTTCCGCATCGCGACCAAAGCTCTCGCCAAGAACCGTCGCTTTCAATTCGCCCAAGGCAAAGCTGCTGGGCGCATTGAAGGCCAGTCAGAGAAGTTGAGCGAACACAACGCGCTGCAGCAAGCCGACCTGCAGACACTCATCGACGTCTCGACCACGTTGCATGTGGCGCACAAGTTCTGGTCGCCTATCACTGGCACCGAACCATATCGCCGCCGTGTGGTTGAGCATCTGCAGGCGTTGAACCGGATAGCTACTCGCATACAGCAGCAGGACAAAGGAAGATCCGATGCAATGGCAGAACAGGAGAGAGCGGCATGACCTCTCTGAAAAAACCTCCCTTCGACTTCAAAACGCAGTACGGCCTTGGCTTCGATCCGCAAGACGATGAGATCGTCGTGGACTTCTTCTGCGGCGGTGGCGGCGCGGGTACCGGGTTGGAAATGGGCCTCGGCCGCAAGGTGAACGTGGCGAAGAACCACAGCGCCAAGGCGATCAGCATGCACACCATCAATCACCCGGGCGCCAAGCACTTCACAACCGACGTGTTCGACGGTGATCCAGATACGGAGTGCGGCGGCAAACCGGTCGGCTGGTTTCATATGTCGCCAGACTGTACGCACCACAGCCAGGCAGCAGGCGGTCAGCCACGCAAGCGCGAGATCCGCAACCTGTCATGGATCGGCTTGAAGTGGGCAGGCAAGAAGAAGCCTCGCGTCATCAGCCTGGAGAACGTGAAGCAGATTCTGCAGTGGGGCCCGCTGATCGCCAAACGCGACAAGGACACCGGGCGCGCCATCAAGCTGGTTGCCGTGCTGAACGCCAAAGGGAAGGAAGTCATCGAGAAGGTGGTCGCCGCACCTGGTGAAATCGTGCCGGTCGGGGAGCAGTTTCTGGTACCAGACCCGAAACGCCGGGGCACCACCTGGCGGCGGTTCGTACAGCTGCTGGAAGGTATGGGCTATGCGGTTGAATGGCGCGTCATCAAGGCGTGCGACTTCGGGGCACCGACCAGCCGCGAGCGCCTGTTCATGATTGCTCGCTGTGACGGTCAGCCGATTGTGTGGCCGGAGCCTACCCACGCCAAAAAGCCCGGCAAGGGCCAGCAGAAATACCGCACCGCAGCCGAGTGCATCGACTTCAGCGACTTGGGCAACAGCATCTTCGGGCGGAAGGATGAACTGGCCGACGCCACCAAGCGCCGTATCGCCAAGGGCATGAAGAAGTTCGTTATCAACAACCCGGCGCCTTTCATTGTGCCGATCGCGAACTGGTCCACCGAAACGGTACAGTCGATGAACGAGCCGCTGCGTACCGTGACGTCGTATCCGAAAGGCGGGTCGTTCTCGGTTGTCAGCCCTACGCTTGTCCAGTCCGGCTACGGCGAGCGAACAGGTCAACAACCAAGAGTGCCCGGCATTGATCAGCCACTCGGTACAGTGGTCGCCGGCGGCGTTAAGCACGCACTCGCCGCGGCGCATTTGGTCAAGTTTCGTTTCGATGATGAAGGCAAGGCGCTCGACGAGCCGCTGCCCACCATCACCAGCGGCGGCAACTACCAGCGTCCGGCAGGTGCCGCGCACGCCTTGGGCATCGCTACAGCGTTCATGGCGCAGATGAATGGCGGATTCAACACCACGGACGCCAAGAGCCTCAATGCTCCGATGACCACGGTGACAAACACCGGCAGTCAGCAACAACTGGTGACCGCAAGCCTGCTTCATTTGCGTAGCAACTGTGACGCCCGAGCGGTGGATGATCCGCTGCACACTGTGAGTGCGGGTGGCACACATCACGGTTTGATGACGGCATTCATGGAGCGGCAGTTCGGCGCCAGCGTGGGCCAGGAACTGACTGGCCCGGCGCCAACCATCACAGCGGGTGGCGGCGGCAAGAGCTCGTTGGTTAGTTTCGAACTTTCGCCAGAACATGAAGAAGGCGCCCTGCGCGTCGCAGCGTTCATGATCAGCTACTACGGCACGGAGAACATGAGCAGTTGCGATCAACCAGCGCCAACGATTACCACGAAAGATCGGCTGGGCTTGGTAACGGTCATGGTCAAGGGCACGCCTTATGTGATCGTCGATATCCGCCTGCGGATGCTGCAACCGGCAGAGCTGTACAGGGCTCAGGGCTTCCCGTTGGACTACATCATAACGCACGGTGCTGACGGCAAGCTATTTACGAAGACTGAGCAAGTCCACATGTGCGGCAATAGCGTCAGCCCGCCGCCCATGGCTGCGCTGGCACGAGCTAACGATCCATGGCGCCAAGCTGAACGCTTGCAGGAGGCAGCATGAGCGAGCAAATCGATATCCTTATAAAGCTGCCAGAGGTTTGTCGCCAGGTAGGATTTAGCAAATCAACCGTGTACGAAATGATCGCTGCCGGAAACTTTCCAATGCCAGCGAAGCTGGGTCGGTATTCAAGGTGGTCACAGCTAGAGGTTCAGGCATGGATTACTTTGCAGAAATCGACGCGACAGGCTGCATAACAACTTTCACCATCAAAAGGATGGTTCTACCAACCAATTCTCATCTAGTTCAACGGTCAAAAATGCCGCACCCTTAACGACATTCTGCAACAGCAAAAACTTCCCACCAGCAGAGGCAATCAGATGATAAGACTGGTTACCTTCATTTTTGCGAACCAGTGGCTGGTGGGGAAAACCATCAGCCCTATCTGCCACCGCACGCTGTTTTCCAACGTTTACTGGAACGACTATCAGACCAATGCACACCAAAATTGGCACGATGCTAAGTACAGAAATTCTATCGACGTTATCTATGTTGACTGACTGAAAAATACGTAGAGCCATGGTAGTATAAAGAACTATAGATAGGGTAACCTCCCAGCCATTCGACATAATTTTCAGCTCTCCGTCCTGATAAAGTTCCCCCTTCCATAATTTCCAAGAGAAATATATTGCCATGACAAGCATAATCGATAATCCAACGTACCTTATATGACCAACCTTTATCATCCGGTAATGATTAACTGTCATAATAATTACCGCCACCAGCAATACTGCAGCAGCATAAACCGTACCACGAATCCCAAGTTCCACCAGCGGGTAACTCGACGAAAACCAAAAAGCACCAAGCTCAATCAGATAAGATTTCACCTGAAAATAACCAGCACAACATGCCATTGCAGCAAAGACCAAAGAGGCTGCTGCAACTTTTCCTGAATATTCAATAAGCCCCAAAACAACCTTAGACATAAGATCCATTTCCTGAAATTTTATCTGCCCACCATTGCATTAATGTACGGCGACAATCTAGATATTGGGCATGATTATATGCTGCTTTACTCTTCTTCTTCTCGACGTGCGCAAGCTGAAATTCTATAACCTCCTCTGACCAACGCTGAGCCTCATACAGGTGCGTCGACGCTGTTGCGCGAAAGTCGTGACAGTGCCAGCCCTTTAGGTCCATGTATTCAAGCGCTCGATTAAGCGTTGTCGGCGATAGGGGCTGATCAGGCCGCTTGAGTCCGGGGAACAGCAAATCACCAGGTGTTATCCGTCGCAGCTCGCGCAGCAGGACGAGCGCTTGCGAAGGTAGAGGCACCAAGTGAGGACGCCGTTTTTTCATCCTCTCTGCAGGTACCAGCCACAAGCCCTCGTCCAAATCGAACTCTGACCATCTCGCTAGCCGCAATTCGACTGTACGGACAAATAAAATGGGTAGCAGGTAGAGCGCGATTACGGTTACCCGATGCCCACCGTACTTAGCAACCGCGGCCAAATATACAGAAAGCTCTTCAAAGCTCATAGGCCGACTGTGGTTAATATCTCCCCGGACGACTGCACCACGAACCGCGGCAGCGGGGTCCGCATCAGCCCGCAGCGTCACGACGCCATAGCAAAAAACAGACGAGATCCACTGTCGCACCATCAATGCCAGCGTTCTCGCATCTCGTTTGTCCATCTGCGTCATGATCGACAAAACTTGCGCAGCGGTGATCTCCCTGAGCGGTAGACGCCCAATCTTGGGGTAGACGTCATTCGTGAAAGCCCGCCTGATCTGATCTCGGTATTTCTCCGTGCGCTTTGCTAGGCGCTTCTCAATCCATTCCTCGGCCACCACCTTGAATGTATTTGTGTTCTCGGTGAGCTGCTGAGCTTTAACGGTCTGACGAACATGGGCAGGATTGCGCCCGGCTTTAACCAGTTCCCGTGCTGCATCCCGTTCGGAACGCGCCGCGCTCAGAGACAGGTTAGGATAGGCACCGACCGCATATGTGTTCTCCTTGCCGCCGAGGCGGAAGCGATAGCGCCACAACTTGTTGCCACCAGGCGTGATCTCCAAGTAAAGACCGCCACCATCGGTAAGCTTGACAGTAACGGGACCAGGTTTCGATTGGCGGATTTTGACATCGGTTAACGGCATGAGGGTATACGGGGATGAGGGGATCGATACCCGCAACCATACCCGCAT